CATATCAATAAAATTATTAGCGAACTAACTTATAAGTTTAAAAAAGATACTGGTAGCAAACATTTTCAATCTATAGAAACTATTAAGAACTACAAGCTACTGCCCAAAGGTATCATAAGTATGCCCCAAGGTAGAAGTGACTTAATTCCTCAAGACTGGGAAGTAATAGATAAACGTGTGCTAGTGCCTGCTCCATTTCCTGACCCTAAATTTCGCCTAAGACCAGAGCAGTTGGTAGTATATGACGAAATTAGTGATACTTGCTTTATTAATGCCTTAGTAGGCTGGGGCAAAACATTTACTGCATTACATCTAGCTAAAAAACTGGGCCAAAAAACACTAGTAGTAACTCATACTGCTGCCCTTAGAGATCAATGGGCTGAAGAAGTCGAAAACTTATTTGGTATGCAAGCAGGTATTATTGGTGGCGGTTTGATGGACTGGGAAGATCATGCTATTACTATCGCTAATGTTCAGACTCTTGTAAAACACTGCGAACAATTAAGTCGCGAATTTGGAACTATAATCTTAGATGAAGCACACCACTGTCCAGCAACAACATTTTCACAAATTATCGACACTTTCTTTGCTAGATTTCGCGTTGCTTTGTCTGGAACAATGCAACGAAAAGACGGTAAACATGTAATATTTCAAGACTACTTTGGAACCCATGTTGTTAAACCACCACAAAGTCATACATTGGTTCCAACAATCAGGGCAGTCAATACTGGTATCGTGCTTAAACCAGGAGCTACATGGGTAAATAAAATAACACACCTATGTGGTCTAGAAAATTATCAAAAATTTATTGCAGGAGTTGCTCAACATGAAATGGCTGAGGGGCATCAAGTTTTAATTATTGCAGATAGAGTAGATTTTCTTAAAAAGGTAAGTGAATATGTCGGAGAAAGCTGTGTGTTGGTTACTGGTGAAACCGGATTTGAGGAACGTCAACAAATCAAAGACCAACTTCTCAACCGTGAAAAGATGTGCATTGCTGGAAGCCGTCAAATCTTCTCAGAAGGCATCTCAATCAACTCACTTAGTTGTGTTATCTTAGCAGTACCAATTAGTAATGATAGTTTGCTAGAACAAGTCATTGGCCGAGTACAACGTCAACATCCTGGCAAAATACAGCCACTAGTAGTAGATCTACAATTTTCTGGCCGAGCGGATAAACGTCAAAATACTGCTAGACTTGGCTTTTACCTACGCAAGGGCTGGCAGATTGAAACGCAGTAAAAATTTACACTTGCAAAAATATATCCAACATGCTATAATATCTTTTCAGTGAGTAAAATGATATTTTTCTTTAACGTGCAAAAATTAGAATCTGCTACTAAGTACAACTCAGAGTATATAGTAGCCGCCCTACACAAGGCGTGGTTAGGCAAAACTATACCTAAAAATGCTTGGGAAAAGCATAAACCTATACCTGAAGTTGTACCCGGTTCTAGTTTTTTAGTTAATGCAAAATCACTGTTTGAAGATAAAACCACAATTGCTACATTTAAGGCACACTATATAAGATTAGCAGGACGCAGAGATTATTTAAGGTATAAAATGCTGAAACAAAAATATCTTGACTTAAGCTTATACCCAGACTTAGATTTAGCCACTATAAGACAAAACCCGCTTTTAATAATACAAAACAACACTTTAAAATTTATTTACGAGGAAAACAATGGCACTCTCATTTAAACAAACCAAAGGCAAAGCACAAAAATCAAGTGTAGAAGCATACGAATACAAAGACGGTGAAAATTCAGTTCGTCTAATTGGCGGCGTACTTCCTCGCTATGTTTACTGGGTAAAAGGCACTAATAACAAAGATATTCCGATTGAATGCCTAGCATTTAGCCGAGATAAAGAAAAGTTCGATAATCTAGAAAAAGATCATGTTCCTGAATTTTATCCTGATCTTAAATGTACTTGGAGCTATGCTGTTAACTGTATTGATCCCAAGGATAGTAAAGTAAAAGTACTCAATCTAAAGAAAAAACTGTTTGAGCAAATCCTAACTGCAGCAGAAGATTTAGGTGATCCTACTGACTATGATGATGGTTGGGACATAGTATTTAAGCGCACTAAGACCGGTCCTCTTGCATTTAATGTAGAATATACACTACAAGTTTTACGCTGCAAAAAGCGTAGTCTTAGTGAAACTGAACGTGCACTAGCAGACAAAGCTCAGTCTATTGATGAAAAGTATCCGCGACCTGCTGCTGATGAAGTCCGAGCACTTATTGAAAAACTTCAAAAGGGTGTTGAAGAAGAAGCAGAAAATCAAACTGATAGCGAACGCGAAGCTGTTAAAGACCTAGCCTAATCCAAGCCTGCTAAACCCAAAAGGTTAGCAGGCTATTTTATCACTATAAAAATGCACTTATTATTTACCGCAGATATACACATAAAACTAGGTCAAAAAAATGTACCCGTTGACTGGGCAAAGAACAGGTTTCAACTATTCATTGAACAGTTTGCAAAAATGCAGGAACGAGCTGATATAATTGTTATTGGTGGTGATGTTTTCGACAGATTACCCACAATGGATGAAGTAGAGCTTTACTTTGACCTAGTAGCTAGCTTTACTAAACCAACAATTATTTACAGCGGTAATCACGAAATGTTAAAAAAGGATACTACTTTTTTAACTTATCTTAAAAAAGCTACACACAGGCTAAACAAACTAGTTAGTGTATATGATGACTATAGTAGTAAATTATTGGGCGGATTAATAGATATTATTCCTTACAATAAACTACGAGATTTTCAAGACAATTATAGTACCCTAGACTTTCATGGCGATATACTACTCACACATGTTCGTGGAGACATTCCTCCGCACGTTAAGGCAGAAATCAACCTAGATTTACTGAATCGCTGGAAAGTTGTATTAGCAGGTGATCTACACAACTATGAAAATAGTCAAAGAAACATTCTTTATCCTGGCAGCCCTTATACTACTAGCTTTCATCGCGGTGAAGTATCTACCGGAGCAATCTTACTCGACGTGGATAATCTGGAACATGAGTGGCTAGAGTTTAACTTGCCACAACTTTTAAAGAAAACAGTTAGTGTTAGTGACCCTAAACCGCAGACAACTTGGCATCATACGGTTTATGAAATTGAGGGTAACCTACTAGAACTAAGTGAGCTTGCAGACAGTGACCTTATTGACAAAAAAGTAGTAAAACGAGCGCAAGAAACACAGCTTATCTTAGACCCTGATCTTACACTAGCAGAAGAAGTCAGAGAATACCTGTTATACATTCTTGAACTTCCAGACGATACCATTCGTGATGTACTAGAGGAGTACTATAACAATGCAGAAAAACTTAACACTTAGTGATGTTGTAGTCTGGACACAACCACAATGCTCGGCTTGTGATACTGCTAAAAAACTACTTGATCAACTAGGCATCACATACTCCTCAAAAACAATTGATAGTGTAGAAACTAAACAGCTATTCTTTTCTACATTTCCAGGCGCACGCAGCGTACCACAAATTAGTGTAGCTGGTAAATGGATAGGTGGCCTACAAGAATTAAAAAGATTACTAGATGATAACTCTAAAGCACTTAAAATGGTCTAATTGTTTTAGCTATGCACAAAACAATGAAATTAATTTTGTAAAAGGCCCGCTCTTACAACTAGTAGGCAAAAATGGACACGGCAAAAGTTCTATTGCTCTTATCCTAGAAGAAGTCTTATACAATAAGAATTCAAAAGGTATTAAAAAGGCAGATATTCTTAATCGCTATGTAAAGGATACTGGCTATCAAATTGAGCTAGTATTTACTAAAGATGCGGATGAGTATAAGATAGAAAGCCGTCGTCAAGGCCAACAGGTTGTTAAGCTATTTAAGAATGGCAAAGACGTAAGCGGGCACACAGCAACTACTACTTATAAAGCTATTGAAAGTATAATTGGCATAGACCACAAAACTTTTACGCAAGTAGTTTACCAGTCACATGCAGGTAGTCTAGAGTTTTTAACCAGCGCAGACACTGCTAGAAAAAAGTTCTTAATTGAGCTGCTTAATCTCAGCCGGTATACTGAAACTGGTGATGTATTTAAAAAACTAGCACAAGATCTAACCACACTTGTTGCCAGTGCTGAAACTAAGGTAAAAACGA